GAATGGTTATTTAAAAGAAAATATTTCTGGTAAGTCTTCTTTTAAATATAAATATTTACCAGCTCGTCACACTCTTGAAGGTCTTTATAAAAAATTGTTTCTTTATACTAGACCTCAATACTTGTGTGATGATGCTTGGTCCTTGTCTTTAGATTTTCTTAAAGAGCATTTTTCTTCCTCTCTTTATAATGGTAAAGTTCTGTCTTATGACGAGACTATTGAATTTTTAAAAAATTCTAGTTCTAAGGATTCTTCTACTGGGTACGTGTGGAAGAAAGCTGGTTATAAGTCTAAAAATGAGTTTTGGGATAATTTTAAACCTATTTATGATGAAGTTGAAGCTTCAATTGAAAAAGGTGAAAATCCCGTTTTATTTTGGACAATGTTTTGGAAAGATGAAATGCGTGAAACTTCACGTGTTTTGGATGGTAATAGTAGAGCAGTTTGGAGTTGTTCTCCCATTCAATTATTTTATTCCGTTAAATATTTTTCCCACTTGTTCAAAAATTTTCTCGGTAATCGAGAGTTCACCTGGTCTTTTTGTGGTTCTGACTTCCATAGTTCAGATTTTGATTATCGCTTAAATGCTTTTAAAAATTGTGTTTGTTTTGCTTTGGATTATTCTCCTTTTGATGCTTCTCAAACTGCTGCAGACATTAGCGATCAATTTGAATTAATGTATGATTCACTTCTTCCCATCTATCACACTGATTATCATTTGAAGAGATTAAATCTCATGATGAGTAATGAGATTTTTTTCTCATGTGATTATGCCTGATGGAAATGTGATCATGAAAGAGTCTGGTAATCCGACAGGATCATGGTTTACTATGCTTCGTAATATTTGGCAGAATTTTAGATATTTGGCTTATGTTTGGATTAAGTCTAGGTTAGCCCATGGTTTGTCTACCCTTTACCAAGATTTTATTTCGTCAGAGTTAGCCATTTTAAATGGTGACGATTCATTGGTAAAAGCTACTTATGATCTTAATCCTATTAATATCCGTAAATATCTCCCCCATTTGGAAACAACTTCTTGTTTAACTGTTAATGGTAGAGATTATGGTTCTGTCGATGAAATGTCTTTTTGTAATTGTCGTCCCTTTTTCTTAGGGAAGAAGTTAGTTCCTTTACATGATTCCTCCAAAATCCTTTTGTCTTTTTGTTTTAAAATTTTTGATGACTTAGATAAATTTGAAGAAAAGTTTGGTTTTTCTCTAGATTCTCAAAGAGCAATTGGTTATTTAGTAGCGAATCCTTTTGACACTTATTATTGTGCCATTCTAGAACACTATTGTGTTTCTAAAGGTTATTCAACGGTTAATCTGCAGAAGATTAGAAATCGTTGTTTAGATCTTTAGTTCCTCTTTTGTTTTCTTCTTAGGAGGGTTGTAAGTCTGTTGGTTCAATAGCTTTCCCTTAAAGATTAATTTAATCGTGGTTTATTTTTAATA